GTAGCTGGGGCATGTCGTAAATATCCGGGGCCATCTGCGCCATCTGGATGACCGCTTGGTACTGAATAACCCGCTGGCTCATGGTCGCCGCGTTGGGGTCGGAGACGGGAATTAAGTCCACCAAGTCGTAGTCGCCGCGCTTGGCTTTACGGCTTCCGTACTCGGGCTGGTAGGTGTAATCGGCGTCTGTGTAGTCGCGGATCAGGTTTTTCAGCAGCTTTAACTCCTGCTTGAGTGCGTAATGCACCCGCGCTTGGACTGCCGTCATCACTTTAAGCTGGCGCTCCAGCAGCGCAAGTGTTGTCCCCACTGGGGCATTGGCCGACATATCGGACACATTCATGTCCGCCGTTGATGCAAAACGACGGCCTTCCTCCACAATGTTGCCCAGCAACTGATATAAGACGTTGGATGGCTCTTTATATGGTAGTGGGAGGATATTGTCGCGGATAGTGCCCGAACCTACGTCCACATCACGCCACTCGCCCGGAGCAATTGGGGTATCGTCCCCCTTGATACGCAGACCACGGGACTTCAGACCACCGGGTAAGTTAGCCAGCGTACCGGCATCGACCAACTGGCGCATGATGCTGGTGGCCGACTTAGCAAACCCACCAATAAGATGGAACAGGCCAAAGCCATAGGCTCCAAAGCCGGGGATGTACTGATAATGTACAAAATGCTGGCGCTTTAAGCGCAAAATGTCGTCTTCTTTCCAGTTACGGCGGATTGACAGGATGTCGTTTGTACCTTTTATTAGGGTTACTACGTAGGGCAGCATGATTTCGGTGGGCTCACCCTCGTCATCTTCGTCCTCAAACCCTTCCAAATCCAAGTCCACATGGCACTCATATAAGGTATAGCGCTCATCACCCAAATCGTTGAACCCAGTTTCCTTGTCTTTGGCTTTCTGGATGTCGGTGCGATCCTTGGGCGCGTCGGGCAAGTCGATGTCTATATAGAACCCCGCCTGCTGGAGCTTGATAATCTCGTTTTTGGTCTTGCGCATGACATGGGTCACACGGAAGCACGTATCCAAGTCAGTGGCCCCGTACGGGAGCAAAATGTCTTCGGCTGGGACAAACATTGACACTTGGCGTCCCAAACTGGGGTCGTAGTACACTTTTTTAAACGCCGAACCGGTAGCTGGGAGGCTCCACAGCATGCGCTCATGCTCGGCCCGGAACTCCACCATGTTCTCGGTCAACTCAAAGTTCATGTCCTCCTCAACCCGCGCAGCGGCCTCGCGCACCTGCGGATCGTCCAACCCGATAATCTTGGTTTTTACCGGCCCACGGGCAGGAAACGTCTCCGTAATCGTCTCAGCCTGAAAGCGCACCACTGCCTCGGTAATCATGGGGTGGAACACGCCACACGCGCCTTGCCACGGCTCCGTGCGATCCTCCATCTGCAATCCCAGCAGCTTTAAGCCCTCGACGTAAGACTTTTCCCACTCTTTGCGGGAGGACTTGTCGTTATCTATATCACCGGCCAAGTCACTTGCCAAGGATTGCAGCGCCCCGTCGGTTAAATACTCGGCCAAGTTGTCATCAAAGCCTTCTTCGCCTTCGTCGTCCCCCGGCTGGATGCTTATTTCCATGCCGTCTGCACGAATATTTACTTCCTCCGGGTCAATAATCTCAATTTCCAAGGGCGACTCGTCTTGTGCAAGCGCGTCGATCCCCCGTGGTTGCTGATACAGGGCTTTGTCTACATTGGTTGCCATATCAAATCCTTAAAAACTCAGTAATACGCCGCACGGCGCTTGAAATAAATTGGCTCATCTTTCTCGTCCGTGTCCAACGAGATGAACCCACCCTGCCGGTAACGCAGCAGGGCTTGGCTGGTGGTGTCTACAAAGTCGTCATTATCTCCATTGGGGAACGAAGCCACTTCCTCAATTACTTCCCGCGCCCACCGGGTATCTGGAGCCCAGACTTTACCCGAAGCAAACAAATCAGCAATAGCATTGACCCGCACGATCTTGTCGTTGCCCCGGCTGGGGTTTGTTTCCTGTACCGGGATGCCCATTGCCCGAAGTTCTTGGATCAGCGGCGCACCCGCAGACTTTTTCTCCACAATGAACGCATCAGGCTCCCACTCCTTCCAATGTTTAAGCGCTGCGGCCTTGAGGTCGGGGAATGTCATGCGCTCTTTGAACGCGTCCAACAAAATTATCTGGGCCTCGTCGCGTTCTTCTTCGTTGTAGAACACACCCCACGTTGTGCAGGCCGAGTAGTCAGAATTGTTCTTTACTTCATGGGCCGTGTCCCATGACTGGATTATGTACTCACACTTGGGCGGCTCTTCGGGCTCCCATATTCTCCAAAGTTTGCGGGAGATAATTGCCGCAGCATTGGATGTGGGCTGCTGCATGTACTGGGCGTTCCAGTACTGGGGGTCAATGGATGCCTTGGTTGTCTTTAACTGCTCCAGCGGCCACTGCTCCGGCCAAAGGGACTTCTCGTCCTCGGTTCCCTCGTTCAATATAGCAGGCAGCTCCACAATCTCCCACGGCTCAGCGTCGGGGTTCTTGGTCTGGTAGTCAATCAGCCGCCCGGTCAGGTCAAGTTTCCCCCAGCGCGTCATCACAATGATGATTGCCCCTCCGGGCATCAGGCGCTGCAAGGGGCCGGTCTGGAACCACGACCACGCGGTATCAAAGGCAAGGCGGCTGTTAGCCTTTACGTCCTGCTCAGAATGGGGGTCATCAACAACAAATAAGTCAGCACCGCGACCAGCAAGAGCGCCGCCCACGCCAGCAGCATAATACTGCCCACCAGCACCTGTAGACCATTTACCAGCCGCTTTTTGGTCGTCAGCAACCAAGGTATTGGCAAAAACATCATGGTAGTCCTCGCTGTCAATTAGGTTTCGTACCCGCCTACCAAAGTCTTCGGACAACCCGGCGGTGTGGGTTGCCATAATAATTTTCTTCTCTGGGTACTTGCCAAGGAAATAGGCGGGGAACAGGTAGGACGAGAACTCGGACTTGCCCATACGCGGGGCAATATTGATAATTACGCGTTTTTTACGCCCCTCAATCACATCCGTGAATATTTTTGCCAGTTTTCTGTGGTGCGGCCCTACTTTAAACCCCGGATATACCGCGTTGGCAAACCCCAACATATTACTTTGCGCGGCTTGTAGGGTGGCTCGGCGCTCCCGGACTTCTAAGTCTGCAAATAACTCCAACTTTTCCGCAATTGACATGGTTGGCAACGCCAACTGGAGCGCTGCAAACTCCGTTTTTGTCAAAGAAGTTATTTTTTCAGTCGTCATGTACGTCGGTTACTTCTTGGATGTCCACCACGCCCATGAACTTGGACAGCTTATCTTTAATACGCTGGTCAAGCTCGGTATCGGTTAGGGCTTCCTTTTTAATCTCGATTTTGTCGGTGAACAGGCCTACCTCGGTCACTTTACCCAGCAGTCCAAGGGCTTTTAGCCGGATGCTGGCGCTGGGGTTGGTTGTTTCCTCGACCAATTTGGCTACTGCGTAGCCCCGTAGCTGCTGCGCTTGGTGAATAAACTCCCAGTCGTAAGCGGTAAGCATACCCACAATGTGTTGGACGGCCTCTGGCGTTTTAATCTGGGCTATAGCCGTGTGAGTAAGTTGTTCGGGGGCGTTGGTGATTAGGTTGGCAAACGTAGAACGCGCTGCGTCTTTGTCTAATTGGGTGGTTAAGGTATCTGAATCTACCGCGCCCAGTTCTTTCAACCAGTCTTTGGTTTTGATTTTGGCGTCAAGCGCTTGCGCCGGAGTCACCTTGTCGGTGTCCAGTACAGCTTGCGGACTGTTGTTAAAAACATCCGGCTCAAACTCAATAAGATGGTCAAACATGCGTAAGCCCTTGCAGCCTCGTAGGCGCTGAGTATATACTCCGTTTCGGTGATTGTGCAATTCGTTGTGCATTTGCTTCTCCTTTCTAGGATGCAGTCCTAGTTCTAACCCCCGGCCTTAACTCCGGGGGTTTTTTTCTGCGGGGTTGTCTAAGGTTAGACATAGGGGTTTTTTGGATTTTTTAAAAAATTTGGGGGCTGGGTGGTTTTTATTTTTGGAAAATTGATTTGCGGATGCAAAACAGTGTTTATGGCGACATAGCACAGCCCACTCGTATAGGGCTGGTGGGGGTAGGGTGGGGTTGCCTTATACCACAAAAAGGGTCAAAAACACCCCATCAAGTAAAATTTGGTTGTCGATGCGGTGGGAAGCCTCTCACTGCGGGACATCAACCGGGACAACTTGTCCCACCTAGGAGAAATCAAATGATGAAATTCAACACTACTGCAATCACGAAGGCTGTGCTTGCCGCACTCGCCGCAGGCGATGCGTTCGAGACGCAACTGACCTTGCTCACCAAGCTGCTCAAGGGCGCAGACCGCCCGACTGTGCACGGCATCGTTGCGCCTATCGTGGCGACTAAGTACGGCGAGGTGTTTGCCGATGGCAAGTGGGCGGACAGCGACTGCGCGGCTAAGCGCAAGGCCAATCGCATCATCAAGGCCATCGTGGGCGCACAGCCTGCGAAGCAGGCCAGTAAGGTCGCCGTGAACAAGGCACTGGTCAGGCAGATGACGGCGATGCTCAAGGGCATGGAGGTCAAGGTGCTCAATGCCACTATCGCCGCTGTCAAAGCGGCACTCAAGTAAGCCGGGACAGTTTGTCCCACCTCGATGCACCGGCACAGATGTTGGGTCTGGCCGGTGTTTCATTTCGTGTCTAACTAGGAGAATCAAATGAAAGTAATCGGATTCAAACGTAACGCCACCCCCATGGGTGGTATGGCCGTGGCCGTAGCTAGTCGCTACGGCTTAGTGTGGGTTGATGCCCATAATTTCTTTGCCGGGCGCAGAACGCCCGTTTCTAGGCGCGAAGCGATTCGCGCCGTTAAGGCCGCGCCCTACGGGAGAAGCTACTACAGTAGCGCTCCCGCTGGGCGCTGCTACGAGCAAACTAGGCTAGACAACTGACGCGGCGCATAAGGTTATGCGTTTTATGCATAACCTTGGGGTGAAGTGGGACAAGTTGTCCCACCTAAAATACCAAACTGACACCAAGTGTGTAGAACTTTGCTTTTGCCAAATAGTCAAGTTTGTTTGCGTCCTGCCAAGCAATCTGCCAAGCGCAAACCCGCGCCAGATAAGGCGTTGTCAACATATCATCCATCTATCTATATAGATATAGAAACTAAAAGGAGACGTGTTTGTATATGGGTGAGTAGAACTTTTGTTTTCTACGCTTTTCTACACACCAATGGTCAACACCTCCCCTAGCTATAGTTGTTTTTCGAGTGATACTTGCCTGATATACACGCAAACCCATACGCAGTAAGGCTTTGCCCTTGGCAAAACGCCTGCCAACACGCGAACAAACTTGACTATTTGGCAAAATCCTACCTCAAACTAGGGTTTACCCTAATCAAAATCGGTGCGTGCCCTGCCGTTTCAGGGCACATTTTGGAGAGAACTCATGCTCAAACTCACCCACATCAGAGAAACCGAGCTTGCCAAGTTGCGCCTACTGCGCGACGAGATAGCAAAGCAGAGCAACTTTGACCACAAAGAACGCCTGCGCCAAGCGCGGGAACAGGAGGAGATAGAGGAGTACAATTGGAAGTTCTACACACGTAGAACACACACCCAACCACGCCGCACCACTGGTGCACGCTAACCACCAACCGGGACAAGTTGTCCCACTAACTAGGAGAAACCATGCACACCATCAACCTCTACAAACGCCTGACCCACAGGTACGTGGATGCCTACCGCCACCTTGACCAAGAGATATTCCTCGGCCAAGTGAAACAGCTTGGCCTCACCCACAGCGTAGCACCCGCAGGCTATGACGATGGCGGCACGTACCTGTTCAGGGTAGTCGCCCCTCCCACGCTCAAGTCCCAAGACCTAACCCGCGCCATCTCATCCACGCTATCGCACAGCGGGTGCTCTCACGAGTACGACTGCTGTGGGTGTGCATCCCAGTCAGCCCGTGTCAAGCGCTTGACCAAGCGTGAGTATGCGGTGCGTCTACGTGTCAGCTACAACTACTAAGGAGAAACGATATGAACACATGGTCAGACACGCTTGCCCAGTGGGACGGCGAGGACTGGAACTTCTTTCACGTACCGCTCGAGGCGTGCCCTGAGTGGCACGGCCAGACCTGCATGAGTCCAAGGGACTTGGGCTATGACGGAGAGTGCACACCCGAGCAGGCCATCGCCGCGCTCAAAGACTGGCTAACTACACCCTAAAGGAGAAAGAAAATGATTGCTTTAATTGAAGATGGTAAAGCCGAGGTGCAAGTTGACCGCCTCGATGTGATGAGCATGGATGCCACTATGTCCATGCTACTGCTACCCTTGATGCAGACGTTTAGGAAATACAACCAAGGGTTTCCCGTAGCGCCCGGCGCAGCGGACGACCCCGATGGTGAGGCCAAGTGGTACGCCGTACTGGACGAAATTATTTGGGCTATGGATATCACCGCCAAAGGCACGCACTACGACTGGAGGCTAAGCGACATGGCCTTGCATGAGCGCAGGCAAGCTGCGTTCGAGAGCTTTGGCAAGCACTTCACAAGCCTGTGGATATGAAAATATCTGACGTACCAACCTGCGCCTATGCACGGCGTGCCGCCACCCCAATACCAACCAAGGTTGTGCCTGATTGGGATGCGCTACATCAGACCTTGCTTGAGCAGGGCTTCGTTGTCATCGAGTCGGACGTTATACGCACGACATCCCGAGGCGCTGATGAGTGTGTGCTAGTCAAGGCATTCAACAGCCACCTGCGTACGATTAAAAAAGTAAAGCTCTACACCAAACGCATAACCA